ACTGCCATTGGATGTGGTGCGGATGGCTTGTGAATAATGGTAGGACTAGATGTCCCTGTCACCAAAGTGAAGCGCGTAAGTCTGTAACAATTCTTGATCGTTGAGGGACATGACATACAAAGCCACATCCATCAAAGCGTCTAGATCGTACAGCTCACGATGCTCCATCAAGTAAAAGTCAATAAGCCAGTTCTCAATCAGCTCACGCTTGGATTGATACAATTCGACATTCATCGTTTGATCGGTGAAGTCCAGTTGTCACGCTGCCATTGGGTGATCAGTCCATCTTCGTTGAGTGTGTCAACAAAGTTGAGCCATGCCTCATGTTGTGCGATACGATCGCCATGATACATCGAGCCAATACACTCGCGGAACTCAGAGACTGCTTGTGCTTTTGTCATGATTAGATGAAACGATCAAGGATCAAAGAACCGACGCCAGCCATCAAGAGAAGTAGGCTGACTGATGGAATTGTGACACAGGTCGCAGCAACAAAGGCGACACAGGCAAAGAACATTAACATTTAGTAACCAAGCCAGAACAACAGAGCTTCCGCGTTGCGGCTGTCTAGAGCCACGGGACAGGCGCCATGATCATCCTCATAGAGGTCTGAGATGGTGAAGCCGTGATCGCCTAGCAGTCGCTTAGCGTCACCGTAGCTTAGATTACCTTGATGGTCAGCGGCATCAAGCACGCTTTCTTCGTAACAAGAGTACATGGTGTGATGTGCGGGCCACCAGTCGGCGGCTTGTGAGAGTATGAAATGGAACAGGGCAAAAAAAGAGGAACCTGTAACATTTCGAAACAAACGGCGTTCGGGGTTGAATGTGTGCCGGTTGTTGGACACAAATTATCGGGTATTGCTGGATTAGCAATGGTCGCTTAACACTCCGAAACAATCCACCGCTAAAAGCAGGATCGAGCACAGATAGATAGTAGATAGACAATAAATATAAACAATTGCACCGCACAGTTTGTATAAACAATTGAACCCCGCGCTGTATCGCTTAACATCGCTTAATATTTACATCCAAACCGGCTAGGGGGCGGCCATAAATCTAAAAGAGCGAGGGGTATTGGGGGTAGTCGGGCCGATCGCTACAGGCGTAAGGGGTTCTGATTTTTATGTCAAAATTTATGAGTGTTGCCTGTAAGGCCCCGTAGAGGCCCTCCGAGGAGCTTTAGGTGTACTGACACCTGAAGTGAGTCGGAGGGGTCTTGTAGGGGCACACAGACGCCTTAGAACACGTCTTTCTTCGTGATGATCGAATCAGACTTTGGATACGGAGGAACAGGACGACGATAAAGACGATTCATCGCTTCTTCATAGAAGACCGAATCTGTCTTGCCTTCCTGTTCGAGTTTGGTTTTAACGTCGAGCCACTTTTTGTACTCGTCGTAAGTCATCTCTTCCATTTAAGAGCCCTCGCAATGAGAGGTAGTTGTTGAATGAAGATAGTCTTAGCCGAATCAGCAATCTGTTGATGCTCAAGCTGCGTACCGTTAGCGGTGCGTAGGTCGATGTAATGAATCCAAGAACGAATCGTGCCGTTCATGTAAAGGCGCGTTGGCGCGTTTAACGGCAGGACCGACCTAGCACATTCTTTAGCGACACCAGAACTAACCATCTCATGGTAGAGGTCTTCTGCTTCTGCGTAATGCTGAGCTATGCGTCGATAGAAGGACTGGGTTTGTTCTGGACTTAGATCATCAACTGAGTTCTGTCGGTTCTTTGTGTCTTGTCTCCGAAGGTGAGGAAGATCAATACCACCTAACTCGTCCATACGGGCATAACGCTGACTGAACTCCTGAAAGGAGAAAGACCGATGACGAAGCACCTGAGCGCTAATAGAGCGTGTGGTGTTGATTTCAAGAACCATATTAGCCATCTCAAAGATGGACCAATGACCATGCTTAATACAATACCCAAGTAGCTTCTCCACGGTCTGGTGGTTCTCTTGGTTTTGTGGGTTACTTACTCTGGCACAGTAAGCAATCATTTCTTCTGCGTCTGGGTTAATAGAAACAAGACGACAAGAGGTAGTCATTGGTAAAGGAAGTAAAAGAAGAACAAGGGGTATACGTTATGGTCGGTCTTTTTATTCTTTTTCAAAGAAGCGAAAGACTAACGTTCGGGGCTACGCCCCTCACTAACCATAGCTAGTTGGTGTCGTTGTGGTTTGGGTGTCGATTCCGTCTTCCCTAACCGCTCGTCGTGCTCGCCCTTGGCGTTGACAAAGAAAGACTGTGGTGCTTATCGGAATCGACGAAGAACGTTGGGAGGGGGGACGAGGATGTTCGGTCCCCCCAATACCGCTGTTCCACACCGGAAGGCACCACACTTCCGGTATCACAGAGCACCATGTCTTAAATCCAGTGGTGGACTGCGTTTTCAGCTGAGGTTAGGTTGTCGTAATTTTGACCCAAAACAAGTCGATCTGTCGCCTCCTGTGGGTGGTTCTGGAAGGCCCTGACCATCTTGGTCCATTCGTCTCGTTTAAGCGCGATAGCAGCCTCTTTGGCGCTGATTGCGAGGATGTCTTGGAAGTACTTGACCCCAAGGGCAAGGGCGTCAGCCCGGTCATCGTGTTTGACAGCCCCCTTTTCACGGCACATCCTGGTAAGCTGGTACATGAGCATCCGAGGCAGGCGTTCTTCTGGACTCAGGTCTGGGTTGCTGGTATAATCCCATTCAACCAACCGTTGATCCAACACGAGACGATGCTGATTAAGGACGGGTTCCAGGGTGTCGATGATTCTGTCTTCCTTACGGGTGGTGGCTCGAACCTCTTCAAAGTCAACACCGACCTTCATTTCGATCGCGTGTCGCTTCATCAGTTCCATGACAGCTCCATCGCCAAAGTTAGACTCAATCAGACAAAGGGTTGCTTTGTACTTCTTGGCTCGTCTAAGGATTTCACAAAGGGTAGAATCCGAGTATCCATCTTGGTTTGCAAAGATGTCCCGAACAAAGATGAAGCCATTGAGCTGTGACAGGATTACGGCAACCGTCTCGTCTTTTCCGCGTCCCGACGGATCCACGGCAACAATAGTTTGCCCGTAGGGGACAAATTCCGATACAGTCTTAGGCCGGTGCCATCTATCCCCAGGGAGAGCCACAGCAGGAAGGTTAAGCTGAGTGTCCTGATCGGAGCCCCAGACCAAGTCTGACGGACCCTTTTCCAGGTCAAGCGGTAATACTGAAAAGTCGCTGAGCTTAAGAGGAAATTTAAGAGCGTCCGATAGGGACGTATCCAGCATGAACTGCAACATGAAGTTACTGCGAGACATACTTGTCTCACGTTCAAGCAGGTTAATCTCAGAGAAGCGAGTATCTGTTGGTCGCCACTTAAGGGCCTCGTGTCCCTCTTTTCCAATGTCTTTTACAAGTTGAGGCGCAAGTACTTCGTCGTACCCCGTCAGGTCTTTGGGGTATCGAGCAGGCCACACAAAGGGGCGGTAGTTACGTTCCCTGAGTGTACGATAAATTGTAAAGGTGGTTTGCGGTGTCCCAAGGAACACGATACGACTATCTTCTTTGGGGGTAAGGACGGATTCACCCTCAGTAACCAACTGCAAAAGCTTTTCACGCATGAAGTCGGTAGCAGAGTTAGCGGGAACCTCAACGTCATCGAACACAATAAGGTCGGCTCGGCTACCAGTGATTTGACCGGTGATACCGACACTTTTAACAGAAGGCGACTGAGCCGGTCTACAACCCGCGACATCAAACGAGACCCTGGACCAGCGTTGGTCGTCGTCCACAGGGCGAAAATGAGCCAACCAGTCGAACTCAAGAATACATTTTTGGCAGAAGATAGTAAAGTCATCAGCTCTTTGTTTAGACGCAGAAATAACAAGGATCTTCTTATCACGGTCGATCCATAGCGTCCACAAAACGAAGGCAGCAGCGATCCAGCTTTTACCGAGTCCCCGGAAGGCTTGGATCTGTAGACGCTTTGGTCCATTTTGGAGGTAGTTAGCAATAGCTATTTGTGCCCTTGTTGGAGGAGGCAGGTCTAGCGACTTCCATACAAGAGAAAGAAACAAAGGGAAACTGGCCTCTAGGCGGGCCTCTAAGGTGGCTGTATTTTGCGTCATAAGGGAATATACCTAAAACGGGGTGGAGGCCCCCTAGAGAGCCTCCTAGATGGCTTAGAAGGAGTACTTCACGCCAGCCTTAGTCCCGTAAGAGTTAACCTTGTCTGCTTTCATGCTCAGCTCGCCGTAAACGGAAAGCGCAGGGGACACAGACACAGAGCCACCAGCTTTGCCGGTGAACTTGGTTTCGGCTTCGCCACCATCAGGTGAGAAGAGGGTAGGACCGCCTTGGATGTAGACACTCAGTTGGTCAAAGGTTTCTTCAGCACCGATATGGAAGTCAGTGGAAGTGCCCGAGTAGTCAGAGCCAGTAAAACCGCTGTTGGCTTCTACGTTGAGGTAGGGACCAGCCAGGGCAGGGGAGGCACCAAGGACAAGTGCGGAAGCGATAATGATGGACTTCATTTGCGTTTTTTGGATTTACGTTTTGTGGAAAGAGCGGCGGCAACCGCCTGTTTTTGAGGATAGCCCTCTTTGATCATCTTGCGGATGTTAGAGGACACTGTCTTTTTTGACCTACCTTTTTTAAGAGGCATGATCACTCACCTTTAATTTTGGTGTTGTATTTTTTACCACGCCAGGTAAAGGTTTTAGCGCCAGACTTCCGAGCAGTACGGAAAGCGTCGTTAAAAGACTTCTTATTGAAAGAACTCTGAGTGGTCTTAGGTGCAGCAGGGCCTTGCTTCTGAGGCATGGCTTTAGCACCATACTTCTTTTTAGCTTCGCTTAAGGTGCCGGTTGCAGTGTTGTCGGCTTTAATGCCTTCATAGAAAGT